TCGGACTAACTGAGCAACAGCTAGACTATTATGCGTCCATCAAGTCTGCCGCAGTGGCGATCCTAGAGGACGGTGGCTTGGTTACTGCTCCGGCGGCTATGACACAGCTACTCAGGCTTCAACAGGTACTGTGTGGGCATGTAATGACCGATGATGGCGAGATGGTTGAGGTGCCTACCAAGCGGCTACAGTCGATGGTTGATTGCATAGATGAGATGACAGGCAAAGTTATTATCTGGTCGCGCTTTCGTTACGACATCAAGAAGATCACGGAGACCTTGAAGAAGATCCATGGACCGAGTTCCACGGTCAGTTATTTCGGGGACACGAGTGAGCAGGATCGTATCGATGCGGTGCAGTCATTCCAGCATGGCGAGGCTAGGTTCTTTGTGGCTAACCCGCAGACCGCAGGGTATGGACTTACGTTAACGGCGGCAACGAACGTGATCTATTATGCCAATGACTTTAATCTTGAGACTCGGGTTCAGTCTGAGGATCGGGCGCACCGGATTGGTCAGAAGCATTCGGTTCTGTATGTGGATCTAATGACGAAGAATACGGTGGACGAACACATTGTGAAGACGCTACAGGGGAAGATCGAGTTGTCTGCTCAGACTCTTGGAGAAGAAGTGAAGAAATGGTTGGAACTTTCCCCCCGCCGAAGTGACGATTAGATGCATTTTTTTCTGCTACCCTTTGGGCACTCTTCTGAAAGTTTGACTGCGGTGCCTCTAGCTGATGAGGATACAGGGCACACTGGCCTGTCTCGAGGTCAACATACAATAACCGAACGCCCAGCTTTTGCTGCGGTTCTTTAAGGAGACGAGAAATGATTGAGCCATTTTTTCTACGGCCAACAGTTTTAACATCGAAGCACAGAAGTTCCCCGGTCGGAGAAAGTGCAATCAAATCTATAGGACCTTGCTCGACGAATGGCTGGTACACATAGCAGTTTTGGGACAGCAACCAGTCGGCGGCAATCAGTTCAGATCTTTTACCGTCCCTAATTCTACGATCTGGTCTCATTTGGTACTTGACCCTCTGGGTTAATCCCAATAGATTCTACGGAGCAAACAGTTTTTACACAAGGAGAAATCATGGATAGCGCGAAATGGAAATCTATAGCTGTGTCTATAGATATTTACACAATACTGCGTCAGTTGGCTGAGAAGAATGACCGAAGTGTCAGCAAGCAGGTGGCGCACATGGTTAAACAGATTGCAGGAAAAGAAGCTGCATAGGGGCTGCGTCCCCACTAGGGAATTTAAGGGGTTTATTTCCCTAGTAAAAATATGATACAAACCCCGTTCACTGCCGAAGGGCAAAAACTTTGTACGAAAGGAGATGTACGATGAGCGATGTGTTTTCGCTATTTGAAGAAGAGGCTGTCAACGCCGATAAGTTTGACGAGATAGGTAAGGAAGGTGCTAGTGATCTTTCTAACCTGATCCGCAGATCTATTCAGATCGATGAGGAGATCAAGAATACTGAACAGTATTTAAAAGATCTCAAGTTCAAAAAAAGAAAAGTGAACGAGGAAGACATACCTATGCTCATGAATGAGATGGGTATGGATAGCGTGACTGTCGATGATCACAAGGTCAGCGTCCGTCAGTTCGTTCATGCGCGTATATCTGAGGACAAGCGCGACGAGGCGTTCGCCTTTCTGCGTTCAATCGGTGAGGCGGACATCATCAAAAACGATGTCATCGTGTCATTCAAAGCAGGTGAGGACAACATGGCAGGTGCTGTCGTGGAAGATCTTCGAGGTCAGTATGGCCTTGAGCCTTCGCAGAAGACACACGTCCATCCTTCTACTTTGAAGGCATGGGTAAAGGGTCGCGTCGAAAGCGGCAAGGAACTAGACTTCGATACGTTCGGAGTATTTGTAGGCAACGAAGCCAAGATCACAAGGAGTTAGACATGGCTGATACAGCAGTAGCAGAAAAGAAAGAAACCCTTCCAACAACAATTATGGCCGACATGGCCGCGTTTGCTGGCGAAGGTATGGACAGCATTGGTACAGAGGACATGCAGATCCCGTTCCTACGGGTATTGCAAGCACTGTCGCCGGAGATCCAGAAGAATGACCCTAAGTTTATTAAGGGCGCATCGGCTGGTGACTTGGTCAATACAGTGACAGGTCAGACATGGGACGGTGACGACGGTGTGATTGTTATCCCGTGTGGCTATGCCGTGAAGTACCTTGAGTTTGCATTGCGTGACTCTGGTGGTGGGTTCCAAGGTGAGATACCAGCCAACCATCCTGACATTGCCAACACTACACGCGAGGGTAATGCGGAGATGTTACCAAGTGGTAATGAGTTGGTGCGTTCAGCACAACACCTTGTCATGATTGTAGATCCAAAGTCTGGTGCTACCCAGCAAGCAATTTGTGACATGAAGAAGACGCAGTTGAAAGTGTCCAAGCGTTGGAACACACAGATGCGCATGGTTCAGTACCAAGGTCCTAACGGTTTGTTTAACCCACCTATGTGGGGTACAGCATGGCGTTTGACTGCGGTCACTGAGAGCAATGATCGTGGTACGTGGTATAACTTCGGGGTAACTCGTGTTGAACCAACGGAGATCCCCGGTTCGGCGTTCGAGGCCGCACGTTCTTTCTTCCAGTCATTCAAGTCCGGCGAGGTAAAGACCCAAGCTGGTACGTCTGATGAGATGCAGAACACAACATCTAGCCAGCAGGATACCGACGACATTCCGTTCTAGCCAGTTTGAGGGGCGCGTTTTTTGGTTTTCGCGCCCCTCAATATACCTTTAGGCTAGATGGAGATATCAATGGATCAAGCCACAAGGTTCATGGCGGCGTTTAACGGCTTCGATGGCGCACATGGACAGACACAAATATCAGAAGAACGCAGAGCCGGGAAACAAAAAGCTAAGTCATTCATTGTAAGACAGCCTCTTACGATTGAGTTAGTTCAAGGCCACCTTTCTGGGAAGAAGGGTGTTGGTTCTATACCTATTAAAGCAAACAACAAGTGTAGCTTCGGCGCACTGGACATTGATTTATACCCACTGGATTTACCTGCTCTTGATCGTAGACTTCAAGACAATAAGGTTCCTGCCGTGGTGTGTCGGTCAAAGTCTGGCGGAGCGCACATACTTTTTTTCTTTTCAGAAGAGATCAGCGCTGGTGAGTTCAGGGATAAGGCCGGAGAAATATCCGCGTTCCTTGGGCACGGCGGCTGTGAGATATTCCCCAAGCAAGAGCAGATCCTAGTTGAGCGTGGTGATGTAGGTAACTTCATCAACCTGCCTTATTTTGACCAAGATCAGACAATGCGCTACGCCATAAAAGAAGATGGCGAGGAAGCTACGTTCGACGAGTTCCTTCAGATGGTGAAGGATCGAACCTGTACACCAGACGACTTTGTAAACCTGACGCTTGGCAAGAAGATCGATGAGTTTAACGAGTGGCCACCCTGCATGCAGAGTCTATTCTCTGACGGTGTGCCAGAGGGCACACGTAACACCGTAATGTTTGGTACTTGCGTGGCTTGTAAGAAAGAGCAACCGGAAAACTGGAAGGCTCGTCTCGAAGAAATCAACACTAAACACGTTGACCCACCGCTTCCTGCTGCGGAAGTTGTGACAGTTCAGCAACAGCATGACAAAAAAGAATATGGCTTTCCCTGCCAGCAGGAGCCGTTTAAGTCTCGTTGCAACAGAACACTGTGTAAGACCCGCAAGTATGGCATTGGCGGGGCAAGCGCAAGCGTTGACGTGACTGGCCTGTGCGTTGTGAAGTCGGAGCCGCCAGTCTGGTTCTGTGACGTTGATGGCAAACGTGTCGAACTGATTACAGAGGAACTACAGACACCGCAAAAGTTTCAGAAAGCTTGTATGGAACAGATCCGCGTCATGCCACCTATGATGAAGATGGCCGACTGGCAGGATCTTGTTTCAATGATGATGGCTGATATGAGTGAGATCGAGGTTCCGGAAGAACTTACATACAAAGGTCAGTTCTTGGATCTGGTTGAAGATTACTGTGGTGGCAGGGTGCAAGCGGCTAGCATAGAAGAACTGTCATTGGGTAAGCCGTGGACAGAGGATGGCCTGACTTTCTTCCGCATCGAGTCTTTGATTAAATTCCTACGTAATGCAAAGTTTGACACATACAGCAGGGGGCAGATACAGGAACGTCTGAAAGAAATGAACCCTGATGGAAGGGCAAACGGGGTTAAAAAATTTAAAGATTCAAAGGGTCAGTGGAAGACCATACGTGTGTGGCACGTCCCTGAATTTAAGGGTCAGGTTGATGTGCCTGACGTTTACATAGAAGATAACGAGGTGCCGTTCTAATGGATTATGCGGCATACTTTTTATGTGACACTTGCGGCCACAAATGGAAAACATACTACAGCCGAGTCAAGATGCTAGAGCATGGCGACATTTGCGAAAATTGTATGGATCGTCCAACAAATCAGAAAAACTTTTTGGGCTACGTTGTTGAGCCATATTTCTACGAAAGGGTAGACTAGTATGGAAACACTTATCGTTGGACCACCGGGCACAGGCAAGACGACCAAGTTACTTGGTATAGTTGATGAGGCACTGAGCAATGGCGTTAACCCTAGCCGGATAGGCTTTGTGTCGTTCAGTAAAAAGGCGGCGACAGAGGCCAAGGACAGGGCGGTGGAGAAGTTTGGCATTGACCCCAAGCATCTAACGCATTTTAGAACACTGCACTCGCTGGCGTTTCAGTATCTTGGTCTTAGCACCAAGGACGTATTGAAAGGTTCAGACTACAACGAACTAGAGCGTTTGATAGGACTACCGTTTTCCTCCCACGCTTCCCTTCGCGTTGACGATGGGCCTATCTTCACGGGCGGTAAGCAGGGCGACGCTTACCTAAATGTTATTAACCTTGCTCGGGCAAGGTTAATCAGTGTTGAAAAACAGTTTCATGAGTCCAATGACTGGCGGTTAAATCTTAGCCAGTTAAAGGTTATCAACAATGCGCTAGCTAGGTACAAGGACGTCCATGACAAGATGGACTTTGTTGACATGATCGAGCAGTTCATAGCTGGAAGCGAAGGGCCTGATCTTGATCTTTTAATTGTTGACGAAGCACAGGACTTAGTTCCATTGCAGTGGCGTATGGTAAAAGAGATCCTAGTACCGAGAGCCAAGCGCGTGTATTACGCTGGCGATGATGATCAATGCATCTATTCTTGGATGGGTGTTAGTGTCGAAGAATTTATGAACGCATGTGATGATGTGGTGGTTTTAAATAAATCATACAGACTCCCAAGAGAAGTGTATAACGTCGCGCAACATCTTGTAAAACGTATAGGAATTCGCCAACAAAAAGTCTGGGCACCCAACGATCATGATGGAAGTGTTGAGTACCATTATGATATCATGGACTTGGATCTACGTACTGGTGAGTGGTTGATACTTGGACGAACAAACTTCATCGTTAACAAGCTTGCAAAAGACCTCAGAGATCAGGGCTACCTGTTCTGGCGTGAGGGCACCGGATGGTCCATTTCCCCGAACACATTAAAGGCGTTGGAGGTATGGTTACGGCTATGCAGAGGAGAGACATTTACATCCGAGGAAGTAAAAGAGTTTGGCAAGTTTTTGAGAACGGAGAATATAACCCGGGCTGGGAAAAAACTTTTGAACAAGTTAGACCCCGAAGAAGTTTATACTCTAGACGACATTATCGAGAAGTGCAATTTACTCGTTACCAAAGAGACACACTGGTCGGACGTAATCAAGGTGTCGGAGAAGGAAGTTCTTTACATATCCTCAGTTCGTCGGGGTGGGGAGAGGATACTCGGGGATGCGAAGCCGAGGATCCGTCTATCGACGATTCACAAAGCCAAAGGTGGCGAGGCGGATAACGTCGCGCTACTAACCGAAACCAGCAGAGCATGTGCCGAAAGTCCAGATCAGGACTCCGAAGTACGTACCTTCTATGTAGGTGCGACGAGGGCACGACACAACCTACACATTATTGAAAGCGGATGGGAAAGATTCAGGATATGAAACGAGCAGAGATACTAGAGACAGCTATTGGTTACGTCACGCAAGACAGGGCGGCGGATCACGGTGATATGGAAGACAACTTTGCTACTATCGCTGCGTACTGGACTATACATTTGGGTCACCCTGTAACCGCCGCTGATGTAGGTGTGATGATGAACCTGTTAAAAGTTGCTCGTATCAAAAGCAATGCAGGTCACATAGACAATTATGTAGATGGTAGCGGCTACTTGGCTTGCGCTGGTGAAATTGTATCGAAGCCCGAAAGCAATGCATAATGAGCCATCAGTACAATTTTATAGATCATCCCGATCATCGAGAGGAGTATCCGAAGATGAAGGATAAGAACGACGTAGCAGATGCGGAAGAGATGAAAGAATACTCTATCGCTGGTGTTCGAGAAGACTGGTCTCCGCCTCAGTCATTCCCTGATCTAACGGCGTACTCTCGCATAGCAATTGACTTGGAAACGCGAGACCCGAATCTAATGCGGTTAGGTCCCGGCTGGTGCCGAGATGACGGATACGTCATTGGCTACGCCGTGGCGGCTGGTGACTTCATAGGCTACTACCCTGTTAGACATGAGGGTGGTGGCAACTTCCCTGAGTCTAAGGTTGTCAACTGGCTGAAGAAACAGATGGCTACACCCAAGATCGAAAAGGTTATGCACAATGCAATGTATGATCTTGGCTGGATGCGCTGGGCAGGAATCGAGGTTCAAGGACCGATTATCGACACTATGATAGCCGCCCCACTTTTGAACGAGAATCGTAGGTACTACAATCTGAACTCATTGGCTGGCGAATATCTTGGCGAGTACAAAAACGAGCGGCTGTTGAAACAGGCAGCGGACTACTTCGGCGTCAATCCTAAGTCAGAGATGTGGAAGATGCCTTGTAACTTTGTCGGTCCGTATGCCGAGCAGGATGCAGCGGTAACCTTGAAGCTTTGGGACAGGCTACGTCAAGACATGGTAGCTGATAAGGTCACTGGAATCTTCGACCTTGAATCTGGGTTACTTCGTCCCCTGTTAGACATGCGTACCAACGGTGTGCGTGTTGATGTGGACAAAGCGCAAGTCGCCCGTAAGGAATTAAAGAAACGCGAGACTCAGCTACTTGAGGAAATTAAAGGGGAAACAGGGCACTACATTGAGCCGTGGGTCGCCACATCTATAGCAAAGGCGTTCGATTCCGTTGGGTTGCCGTACAATAGGACAGAGGGCACGAATGCGCCTTCCTTTACAAAACAGTTTCTTTCTAACCACCATCACCCACTGGCGGCAAAGATAGTAAAGCTTCGTGAATTTAACAAAGCCAACACAACATTTATTGAAACCATTCTTGAGCATTCGCATAAGGGTCGTATCCATTGTGAATTTAATCCTCTTCGTTCAGATGATGGCGGTACTGTGACGGGTCGTTTTTCATCGAGCAACCCGAACCTGCAACAGATCCCTGCCCGTGATCCAGAATTAAAGGCTATGATCCGTGGGTTGTTTATACCAGAGGAAGGTTGCAAGTGGGGGTCGTTTGACTACGCCTCACAGGAGCCTCGCTGGCTGGCACATTACTGCGCCAGTATAAAGAATCCGCATCCGGCAATCAACGAGGTTGTTGAACTGTATAAGAACGATGACGCAGACTTTCACCAGATGGTGGCAGATCTTGCAGGCATTACTCGTAAGGAAGCCAAGACTGTTAACCTTGGTATCATGTACGGCATGGGCAGGAAGAAACTTGCTGGTGTCATGGACATAACCGAGGAAGAAGCAAAGGTACTACTTGCCAACTACCATGAGAAGGTTCCGTTCGTTAAGGGCATTGCTGACATGGCTGCGAAACAAGCAGAGAAGTTCGGTCACATCCGCACTATGCTTGGTCGCAAGTGCCGCTTTGATCTATGGGAACCTAAGTCATATGGATACACCAAGCCACTGCCACTAGAAGCGGCGGCAAAGGAATACGGTGGTGTAGGCAGGATTCGCCCGGCCTTTACATACAAGGCGTTGAACAAGCTAATCCAAGGTTCGAGTGCTGACCAGACAAAGAAGGCGATGGTCGATTGCTACGCCGAGGGACTGCTACCGATGCTAACAGTGCATGATGAACTGTGTTTCAATGTCGAAGATCCGGGGCAAGCCGAACGGATTGTCGAGATCATGGAGACATGTGTCCCTGATCTGAAGGTTCCGTTCAAGGTCGATGCAGAAATGGGCGACAACTGGGGTGAGGTCGGATAAAACTTCGTCTCTCGTCGAGGTGAAGGTACTACCACACGTCGAGTCTAAACGAACTCGACGTGAGGCCGTATTATTATTTAATGATTTCAGTCGGTTGCAAGTGCCCGCATACGGTTGACCAAACGCCTTGCGCGGTTAGTTACCTGCGTGTACCACCTCGAATCGACCATTTCCTCGCTTGCGCGTTTGAAGTCGCGGGCATCGACTGCCGCTTTCATGCCTTTGAACTTAGACAGGCGGGGTCTACCCATATTGAACATCATGTTCGCAATGATATGCTGGCACTCTTCTGACAGATCATCGAAGTCGTCGTACAAAACTTTGCACTCGTCAATCGTGATCGCCATGTCAAGCTTGAATAGCTGGTTGACACGATCTTGCTCGACCACTGTACCCACGGGTTTGCCATACTCTGGCTCGCCTTCGAGGATCAGATGGCCAATGCCCGTTGTTTCCAGACCTAGATGGTCTAAATAAATTTCGTACTTACAGCCTTCGTCTTCGGCTATCTCTTTACGTAATACATCTATGTTCATTATGGATTCCTCTGAGCAATCACTAGATTCTTTAATATATCAAGCGGGTTGCCACCACCAAGAAGTGCAGGGTTTGTTCTTGCGGCTGCACTTGACTGGCCTGATGCCGCAGGTAAAGTTCCGAGGTTCGAGGTCGCACTTGCTGGAGCCTGTGATACAGGTGCTACGACTGGTGCTGTTGTGTCAACGTCCACGACTGGTGCCTCTTGAACCTTTGACTCTGGAACTGGTTCCCCAAGTCTGCGCTTGCGAAACTCTCTCCTAACTTTTCTAAGGTCGGACATAGGTAGTCTATTGTCGTTGGTTCTTGCCACCTTTTTTATTTCATCGCTTATACTCATTGGCACGAATCGACCTCGCATCAAATCTGACACGTTTGCTATCTTATACTTTTTTAAGGCTCTTCTAATATCTGAGCTTGAAAGACCTAATCTACGCATGTCCAGCACTGTTTGGTACATCTTGTTCTGAACTCTAAACAAAGCTTCGTTTGCGTTCGTAAATGTTTCGATGGCTTCTTCGTCTGTTAATTCACCCTGAGTTCTCGCCGCTGAATTAAAAATACCTCTAGCACTTCTTTGCTTACCGCTGTAGTCGTAAGATGAATACATTACGATGTTGTCCGGCTTAACCTCTACCTCTGTAATACCAGTTAGTGCTCTTG